CTACTGATATTAGCTTTTTATCTTCCTTAATGAGCGGAGCAACTCGCAATAGTCCTTATTTTAATGCCAATATGCCAGCCGCAAGTAACGCGATACAAAAACTAAGCGAGGGATTCCAAAGACAAGGTGCAGGAGGGAATTTATTTGGATTGTTAGCTCCTCAGTTGATAAAAAGCCATAAGCTTGGACCCAATACAGGTGCATTTGATATTGAAGTTATGAGTGGATTTGGGTTGGGTGGTGGCAAACAATTATCTCAAATGAAGAATTTAGATCCAAAAGTAAAAGAATATTACAAAAGTTTAGGTCTTTTTGACCCCAAGTCTGGTTCTAGAAACCTAGAAGCCATTCAAGGAATGCTTGATAATGCGTCAAGTGGTCAAGCTAAACATGCTATTATGAAAAATTTAATGGGAACTGATTCTGCTGCTGCTCAAGGACTTGAGTTAATGGGCACTGTTGCAAGGGGAGGAAAAAGAGGAATTACTGCTGGCCAAACTATGAAGAGCATGCTTAATGAGAGAGTTAAGGGAATGGGGGCCGATACTGCCACAAACGTAAAAAAAATATACGTTACGTTAAGTCATCTTGTTGATTGGGTTACTAACAAAGGTGCAAAGGGAGCAATAGAATATAAGAAACAATTGATAAAAGGCTCTATCCAACTGCATCAAATTCCTGATGAGGATGCAAACAGAGTAAAACAACCTAGCAAAGCATGGACGCCAGATGGAGAATCAAAAAAGAATCAACCAAATCAGTCTTATGTCCCAACATCAGAATTTAATATAAATAACGATGGTGTCACTAGGATTGTGGGTGGACTAGGAAAAATAGTGACTAAGATGGGCAATGGTGGCGTAGCAACTCCAAATTTAGTTAGCCAAAACAATACGGGTATGGACTAGATATGGCACAAAAACGAACAATATTACAATCCAGATCAACAAGATGTAATCTTGATGTTTATCATTTTGTAAATCAAGCTATTGATAGCGATAGCCTTGAAATGGTAAAACAAGAACTATATGATGATATTATTAGTTTTACTTATAGCAAAAGCATGTCCACACCTAGTGGGTCGTTCCAATGTCGATTATTACCAAATAAAGATTATTCAAAAATTGTTTCTCCTGGTGATTGGGCGCAAATTTATCTTACAACTGATGATGGCAAAAAACATAAAAGATTAATTGGGAATATAGACCGAGTGGCTTTAGAAGAAGTTGTTAACGAAGATGGAATTAGAGAGGTTTATTATAATATTTCTGGAAGAGATTTTGGCAAAGTATTCCAAGATACAATGGTTTGGTTTAATCCTTTTACAATAGGAGCGACTGCACATAGCATTATAAATAAAATTAACATGCCTGCTGGTTCTCCTAATGTGTTAATTAAAAAAATAATTGATTTATTTTTAAACGACAAAATAACCGTTGAAGGCTGTAGTACTGGAATGAATTATTGGTATGTTGGTAATCAATTGGCAAAAGACGTTGGGTATGTCGCTGATGTTTTGCCTGCGGATGTTGGGTCTCCTGGCGCTGATTCTAGTAAAGGGGTTCAATTTGCTGATTTATTAGATTTTACAGATTTTAAAATAGAACAACCAGGATTTAAGCAAGTACCAATTTTAAATATTCAAGGAAATATTTGGCAAACTTTAAAGAGTCTTAGTAATGAAGTTATTAATACAATGTATTGTGAATTAGAAGATATAGAAGGGGACACTTCTAAGGCAATCCCAAAACTATTTTTTCACGTAAGACCATATTCTTTCAAAGGTTTTAAGGTTACTAGCAAAAATGTTCCTGTAACATATTTTTCACAGTTACCAGAAGTAATAATTGATGGAAATACAATTATTAGTTCTTCAATAGGAACAAATGACCACGATAGATTCAATGCTTTTTTTGTTACTTTAAGAGAAGAGCCTATTTATAAGGCCATACAGGCTGAAACGTATGCAAATGTAGATGCAATTGCAGATACTCCTTCTTATTTTAATTTAGAAAGCGTTAAAAAATATGGGTTACGTTTATTTACTAGGGTTGTTGATTACGCTATCGGCGATTCGGGTTCAGTTGATATGAAATTATTTGAATCTTATACCCAACTTATTTCTCATTGGTATAAGGGAAATCATCTTCTGGAGAATGGATCGTTTAATATTGTTGGCAGTCCAGACGTTAGATTGGGGAAGCGATTGGTTATTAAAAATAGTAATTTATATCCCGAACGACAATATTATATTGAGGCATATAGCGATAGTTGGCAATTTGGAGATATATGGAGACAAGATATTGAAGTTACAAGAGGAATTATCGTTGATAAGGATAAACAAGAAAAATATGCAATTACGGGTAAAGAATCTGTATTTTCAACTTCATTCGTTAGTAAAGCAGGTTCTAAAGACAAAATAAATATTACTGATCCTAGTGTTGATAATATTGTAAGCGCAGACTTGGGATCTACAGATATAGACAACAAAATTGGAGGCAGTTATGTTGCATAGAGACGGAACAAAATATAGCGAAGGTTTAGTCCCACAATCGACAAGTATGCCGAGTATTTCTTCTTTTATTGAAGCGAGAATTGATGAAATAATCTATACAGATGATAAAAGAAATTCAACTAGAGGCAAGGAATATCGAGAAATTGAATACGCTTGTACTATTGTAGGAGGGCCTTTAGATGGCATGAGGCTTTTTCATGTAAAAGATACTGTTAGTTTTGGCGGCAAATTTAATAAAAGTTCGCAAGTTAGGACTCCAGTTAAAAAAGGTAAATTGGAACCGCCGATTGATAAACCAAGTAAAACTGATGGTGATTATGTTTTAATTGCGGTACCAGATAATAACCCATATCGTGCAAGAATTATTGCTGGAGTTCCTCATCCACAAGGAAACGCTTTAGATATTAAAAAAGCAGATGGAATTAAATCTAAGCTTCAATTTAATGGGGTAACAACAGAAACATCAAAAGATGGATCACAAATTATAGCACAAGCTGGAGGAGTTAAGGATGCTACAGGAAGTTTATCATTACCCAATCCACTATCTATTATAAAAGCAGAAATCAAAAAAGCATTGAAATTTGCGTCTTCACTTACTATTAGTCCAACAGGAGCTATTAGTATGGCTAAAAAGGGTGCTCAAAAAATAGGGATAGATAATTTAGGACAACCTGCAATGAAAGGCGTTGGTGGTGGCATGAAATTAGGCGCAGGAGGGCTTAATAAAATTAGTGGAACAACTATGGATATTAAAAGTAAAGCAACCACTAATATAAGTAGTGCTATAACAAAAATAGGTAAAAAAGGTGTTCCTGCCGCAAGGGTGGGGGATTCTGCTATGGGAAATGATAGTTATGGTTTTCCAGTAGTTTCTAGAGCTATTAATGGATCTTATATAACGATGATAGGAAGTTAAAATGGCAATAATTTTAGACGCAGCAACCAGAAAGGCTATTTCTAGGAGATTGGTTAAATTGCCTACAGAAATAGAAGTTTTACAAGAAACTGTTGATAATTTAAGCGAAACGGAAGATGCGCATTCTAACGTAGATGATACTAATAATTTATTTTTACAACAATGGATGCCAATTGCTATTTCTTATTTAGACGAAGCCTTACCCTTATATGGAGAAGATTATATAACATTTGATAATGCCGATTTGCCTCCAGCTGATCCATTTGATCCAGCAGGCAAATTTTTTCCATTAACAATTCCAGTAGTGTTACCAGATCTTAATAATTATTTTTTAATACCGCAAATTAATAATTGGACAAGTTCTGTTCGAGACTCGTGGGCGACTGATGCAGAAGAATGGATTGCAAAATCATATCAATCTCTTTCTAATTCAATTGTTTATGGTTGGGGAGATGCTAGTGGATTGGATACAGCAACAAGTCAAGCAAACTATAATGGCGGACTAACCTTAGATGTTGATGACGCTTCAAATATTTTAAATGGAACAGTATTAATAATAGATGGAGATAATGGAGCAGGAGTTCCTAACCAAAATGTTGTTTATGTTATTAGTGGAGGAGGAACAGTTGGCGTTGCTACTTTAAATATATATTTTATTGGTGGTAGCGGTATGACAGTAACGGGAGCGACTATAGATATAAATATGGCCGCAAATACTCCATGGAATAATAACTTTCCAATAGGAGGGGCATATTTACAATCAGAAGCAGCTATACAAAATTTTATGAATAATACTGCTCAGTGGTCACCCTATATGGACGATCAACATACCGCATTATTAACAAATAATGATGCTAGAGAGCCTCAAGCAACTCAGAATGCTACGGCATTGGTTGCAACAGACATAATAACAGCACCAGTAATTTTATCATTAGCAACTTGGTTTGCTTTAATTTCTCCCAATCCTAGATATAGAAATGCTGCACTAACAACATTATTGATAGAAGTGGATAGTAGAGTTACTGAAATAGATAATAGAATCACAGAATTAAAAACAGCAAAAGGAGAAGTTACACAGCCTTCGCCTCCCGATGGAACCTTTAGTGCTACAGGAGCATTGGGTTTCCGTTATAGATGGCTTGATAGTAGGCTAAACAAAAATTATGGATCATTATCCCAAAAAGATGGTACAGATTCAACAAAAAACATAATTCAACAACAATTAGATAACTATACTTCTATATTAGAAGATTATTCCTCAGTGATGGTTGCGGCTAAAATGATTGGAGAGGAAGAAGATATTTTTGCTGGAATGCCCGAATACGAAACAGTCGCTGAAACAAGAGATCCAAAAACTATTTTCATAGAAGATCCAACTGGTTTTAGTGTTGGTGATAGCGTTTATGTTGTTGATGAATCTAATGCTGAACTATCTGGAGTTCTTTCTTGGATTACAGAAACAAAAGATGAGGAAGGAAATACCGTTTATCGAATGGATTTGAGCTTTGATGTATCCGAAGATTATACGTCTGATGAATTGGCAAGGATATATAAAGTTTTATGATAAAATTATATAATTATAATAGGGGGAGTAAGGAAATATTATGGCTTTAGGTCCCATAGGTGATATTACAGATCAAGCCACTGGATTAGCCGAATCTTTTACTAGCGTTTGGCAAAATGGTTCTATGGTTAAGCATGCTTTGCAAAAAGTTAAGCCTGCTTTGTGGAATAAAAATCCTGGATATTTGTTTGAGATGGATGGGGCAAATTATAAAAAATATCGCCTCCAATTAAATCCACAAAGCATCAAGCAAAGTGAGCCTTTTTCTATCAAAATAATCCCAACACAATCTGGTATTGTTACAGAAAATGAAGGATTTGTTTTAAAAGATTTAGTTATTTCTGGAACAACTGGAATTTATCCCTCTCGAGGGCCTAATGGGGTTCCTGATGGAGGCTATTCAATTGATGGTAACAAATCTGGATATCAAGAATTTCTAGATTTTCGCAATTTTATTCGAGAATATGCTGAAATTAAAAAATCACCTACTTCATCAAATGTTAAATTAATTTTTAAGAATTTTAAAGATAATGAATTTTGGTATGTAGAACCTGTTAAGTTTGATGGTAGTAGAAGCAAAGATACTCCTTTTTCATATAATTATGAAGTTACTTTTAAGATTATTGGTAAAGCAGAAACATTGTTTGACTCATTCCTTTCGGCATTAGGCATTGATAATATACTTGATGGAATTGAAAATTCAATAGATGTATTTAATGGTTATGTTGGTTTGTTAGAAAATATTGAAAGCGCTGTTTCAAATATTTTAATATTACCACTTGAAACTGCTATGGGAATTATACAGGGAATTTCACAAGGAGTAATAAGAGTTTCATCCTTACCTAGAAAATTTTATGAAGATATAGTTTTAGAAGCAAAAACTCTAGCAGATAATTTTGCAGATTTTATTGGGTTTAATGATTCTCGATATGATGAAATTTACAATAGAACCCCTACATTAACCAATTCTCCTACCGCAGATCAATTAAGTGTTGAAAATATGGCTATACTCAAGGCTTTTGTTGATGCTATTACAGCATTGAATCAGTTTATTTCTAGCAATGATTATTTTGATGAGGATACTCCAAAGGTTTTAACTCCTGATGGAAATATTATTAGCGAACAAATAATCATCAATAAACAAGCGTCTAGTATAAAAAATATTCAAAAGGCATTTAATAATAAAGTTTTATTTCCAACACCTTCTTCGGTTACTGGAATTATTGTTCAAAGCGGAGATACTTTAGAAAAAATTGCTATGCGAGAACTTAATGATGCAACCAGGTGGGTTGAATTAATTCCACTAAACAAATTAAAACCACCTTATTTGTCTGATACAGCATCAGAAGGGGTTGTTGCTGTTGGTTCTTATTTATTAGTTCCATCTGATAATCCCAAAGAAGACGTCACTTCTTTTATTTTAAATAGCAGAGAAACTTCTGTTACTAAAAACTTAAATAATCAAGAAAAAGTATTGGGAGTTGATATAAAAGTAAATAAAGAAGCAGATTTTATTGTTAATAATAGACAGGATTTAGAATTAACATCTGGGTTTGATAATGTTTATCAAGCATTGATGCTTAAAATGGGATATCAAAAAGGATCATTAACATATCATCCAAAAATTGGATTGAGTCTTACTATTGGTGAGAAAAATACTATAATGATGGATGAAATAGAAAACTCAATTAGAGATACGATATTAAGCGATCCAAGGATCAAAGATTTAACTTATTTGAAATTTGATAGAGATGGATCTACCGTTAAATTAGATATGAGGGTTTTATTGATGGAACCACAACTTGAAGTTCCGTTTTTATTAACTTTTTAGAGGAGTAAAAATGTTTGCGTTTAAAAGTTTTCAAACCATAGTTTCAGATCAGGCCGCATTTATTGCGGCAAATACTGCAATTAATGATCTTACTCCTGGTTCTGTTGTTTTAACCTTTGTAGAAACAGTTTCTCAAGAAATTTATCAGCAATATATCCAAATGGTAAATATTATTCAGGCTTATAATTTGGATACGGCTACTGGCGATGATCTTGATAATAAAGCATTAGAATATGGATTAGAAAGACTTAAAGCTCAAAAAACTTCTGGATATATAACTATTGCAGATTTTAGTATGACAAAGATTTTTACAAATATATATGCTGGATCAAGTGGGGCAGTTGTTGGTCAAGCTACATTAGATATTGATGATGCTACTGGATTCTCTGATCCCGGTGGTGTTTTGCCCCCAGGTGGATGGCCTGAAATAATTGTTGGCCGTTCAGCAGGAACAGAACAAACAATTGAGTATACTGATATAATTGATAATACAACTCATTATACCATTATGTTAAATGCTACTATTACTGATAGCCATAAAGTTGGCGAATCAGTTATTTATAGTCAAAAAGGATTGAGAACAGCTAACGCAGGCAGTCCTGTTTATGTTCCTGAAACAAATATTTCTGCCAAAATTAGTTTTACTTTAAACCAAGATGCAGTCCTCGCTGATGGCGAATACGAAGTTGAAAATGTTTTGGTTACTGCCGTAGTAGCAGGAGAAAATGGTAATGTTCCAGTTGGGGCGATTAATATCTTTGATACAAATCCATTCCCTAGTGCTGTCGCGGAAAATCCAGAAGCATTTACCAATGGAGCAGACAAAGAATCAGATCAACAACTAAGGGATAGAATTCGAGATTATATTCAAAGTTTATCTCGAGGAACAGAAACGGCTATTATAACTGGGGTTGCTGGTTTAAGTAATGACGAACAAACAAAACGAGTTGTTTCTTCTAGTTTTTTCCAACCAATCACATTAACAGAAATTTGTAAGCTTTATATTGATGATGGAACGGGATTCGAACCCACTTTAGATGGTAAGGCAGTTGAATACGTAGTTAGAGCCGCTGCTGGAACAGAAAAATTCTTACAATTAGATAATTATCCTCTTGTAAAAGCGGCATTAATTACAAACTCATCTCAGCCCTTTGGTGTTTCTTCAGGAGACGTCTTAAGAATTTCAGTAAATGATGTAGAAGAAGAAATCGTATTTGTATCAACAGATTTTACAAATGATGGCGCTGCTACCGCAAGAGAAATTTCAATTGCAATCAATGATAGAATGTTCTTGGTAGAAGCGAGAACAAGCTCTGGAAGTACAAAGGTTGTTTTACAAGCTAGAGTAAATTCAAATGAAAAAATTGAAGTAATAATTCCTGTAACAGGAACAGATGCAAATGATGCTCTTAATTTTGACACTAATCAATATTTTTATTCATTAAAACTTTATAAAAACGACATATTAATGAATAAAGATGGAATAACAGCATTTGTTGATACGAGTTTAACTTCTCCCTATAATTTAACTGATGGTGATGTTTTAAAATTATATGTCGATGATATGACTGATAATTTGTTAACAATTACATTTAATTCTGCAGATTTTGTAGATATTAATAATGCAACAGCCACAGAAGTAGCCGCAGTTATAAGTGCTAATCTTCCAGGTGGTTACGGAGCAACAGTTTTAGATGATAGTAAAGTAAGAATTTATTCTAAAACTACAAATTCAGTTGATTCTTACATACAAATAATGCCAGAATCTCAAGATTTTGTAAGTAATGGAACTGGTGGTGGTCAGTTTAATCTTACTTATATTACTGGAGTTGTCGAGGGTGATAGTTACGTAATTGATGATGATGATAGCGCTGCAATTACAGCTATGGTAACAACTATAACTGGAGCCGCTGCACCATATACAATTACGGTTGATCATGGAACAACAACACTCGCGGCTTATACAACTGCCCAAAATGCAAAGATTTATATTTCTACAGCAAATGATTCTTTGGAATTTCCAACAACTCAAGCTCAAGGAGAAGATCGGGACTATATTCTTAATAGAATGAATGGTCAAATTGAATTAATTAATCCTCTTACCATTAATGATATTGTTACAGCGGGTACAACAAACACAGAAGCATTTGCAGAGTGCACGAGTGCAGAAAATTATAATATTACGGCTGGCGATTCATTGGTTTTTATTGTTGATAGTATCCTAACAGGCGACAAGCAAACGCATACATTTGTGGCAAGTGGAGCTTTTACTGCCCAACAAATTGCGGATTATATTAATAATGATATAACATTAAATAGTATTCATGCATATATTGTAACAAGAGGTAATGATGATTATTTAAGAATTGCTACCAATACACTTGATGGAACTGGAACAATTTATATGTCTGGTGCAGGAGACACCATAATTGGTGCAATCACGACTGCGGCTGTAGAAGCGGTTTTAGATTTTAGCTATAACACTTTGATTGAAAGTGAAGATCCAAATTTAGCTTTTGTTGAACCAGAGAATCAAGAAGATTATACATTAACCCCAGAACAAAATTTAGTTCTTGTTTTAGATAATGACGCTACAAATAGAGTATTTAACTTAGTTTTTAGTTTAGGTGCAACAGTTAGTAATAGTATTGCAGCAGATAATTTTAATTCTACAGATGTTAAAGATGACTATTCTGACAGTAATGATTTCTTTAATGATTATTTATTAAGATTTAGAAACAATACAATTACAGATGTTTTACAAGGATATAGCAGGTATGTAAGTGATTATATCGGAGCTACAGGAAATATTTTATTGACTGATGATTTTTTATATGATTATGATTTTTTATCTAATGGAACAGCAATTGGCACATTCACAATTGATTCAACATCTGGTGTTGTTATAGGCACGGTGGTTGATATTATTGATGATGATACCGCAGGAATTACAGGTAGCGTAGTAACAAATATTACTGGTGCTGCTTCTCCTTATACAATAGAAATTGATGCTGGTGGGACAAATCTTTTGGCCTATACTACGGTACAAAATGCCAAAGCAACTTTTCACGTAGCCCCAGTTAATGGCGATACGTTTGATTTAGTACCAATTACTGCAGAAAATATTGTGGATTATTTAAACAACACAGAAATTACGCCATTTTCAATCTATTCAGCAATTAGATTAATTAAAAATGGGATTAAACCTCAAATTGCCACAACCACAGAAGGAAGCGAAGGAGGGGTTTATATTACTGGGGGCAAAGCAAATAATCTTTTAATTTCATTTTATACGGATGGATCTGCAGCGGGAACATTTCAAACTAGAACTATTGATGGCTTGTCTTATGGTGTTGGAGATTTAGTTGGTGCAAATTATTATTATGGTGGAACAAGAATTACATTAGACAATGCCCTTGTAACTTATACATATAATTTTGCAACTAATGGATTAATAGGCGGAACATTTACCTGTGTAAGTGCAAGATATTTACAAGTTAATGATGGGACTGTTATTAAAGATGATAATACTACAACTTATTTAAATGGTTATATTGAAGATATTACAGCCGCTGGTTCCTTAACATTATCTACTGATGTTGGAACGGCAAACGGAATATTTACTACAAATAATGATCCAACTGGATTGGTAGAGGCTGGTGATAATATTGTTATTAATGATAATGATACTGCGGCATATACAAATGGATATGTTGCCTCTATAACTGGTGGTGCTGGTACTTGGTTCGTAACTATTTATGATCATTCTACAAGCGATGCTGTTGATTTAAACAACTATACAACGGCACAAGTAGCAGAGTTATATTATGCTCCATACACAATTAGTATATTTGATAGAACAACGGGAATAGCTCATGATTTAACAGCATTTACAACTGCACAAAATGCAAAAGTTAGTTCTATATATGATAAAGGTTATATCCAAAACATGGCAGGAGCAGTAGATCCTTATACAATTACAATTTATGATGAAGATACTTTAGCCGTAGTAACAACTTTAGAAACGTACACTCTTGATTCTGGTGCTGTTATGAAGGATCGTAATGGATTTGATTTTGATGTAAAAGAAATCATTGGCACAGATGGATATAAATTTTATACAGGACTATTAAGAGAAGTCCAATGGAAACTAGATGGGTTAGATTCAGATTCAATAAATTATCCAGGAATTAAAGCAGCAGGAATACAAATCGAAACAACTGCTCCTGTTGTAAGACCAATTAAACTTTCTCTTAATATTACAACTCAAGGCGATATTACAATTGGATCGATAGAAGCTAGCATTAAAACAGCAATAACCAGATATGTTAATAATTTAAAAATATCTGAAGATGTTTTAATTACTGGTATTGAATGCGCAGTCAAACAAGTTACTGGTGTTTATGATGTTGAAGTTATTTCACCAACATCAAATATTGTAATATCAGACAATGAATTGGCAAGAATTTCATCGTCAGATATAACACTTAGTTAATTTAAGGAAGCAAAATGACAGATCGATTAGAAAGATTACAAAAAACACTTCCTAGCATATTTGCTCCGAATGTTAATCCCTTTATTCGTGCACTATTAGAGGCTTGGGCGGAACAATTAGACGGAGTAGATGTTCAGTTAAATGAAACTAAAAATCAAATCTTCGTAACTCTTGCTGATGGAAGATATTTGGATAATTTAGGTAAAAATGTAGGAGTAGACAAACCTACCTTTGTAACTTTAGCCGATGGGAGCGATGAATTAATTCCTGGGATGGCTGATGATAAGTGGCGACAATTAATTCCAATAATGAGTTTTTATCCCAAACAACTTAAAAGAACAATGATCGCAGCATTAGATTTATTTTGGGGTCCAACATATACCAGAGCAACTACCAGTGCAACAACTGGAGAGCCTTATGATTTGTCGAGTACGACATATCCATCAGATGCTCTTCTCTTTATTCAGGTAGATAAAAGCGAGGATATTGCTATTCGTTTTGAAGATGATGATTTTGTTGATCCCGCAAACGCAACGCTTGACGAAGTTATAGAGGTTATTAATAATACTACAGATAAATTAACCGCAACTAGTTGGTATAATTTTGAAACTTCTAAGTATTATTTAAAGATTTATACAAATACTATTGGAACTGATGGCGCCATTCAAATAAAGGCTGTTCCTCTGATTGCTGCTGATACTAACGCTACTTTTCAATTTTCGCTTTTAATACAACAATTTATTAAAGTCGGAGCTTACGAAACAAATCAAAAGGAAATTGTATTTAGGATTCCGGAAGATATTCCTATTCTCTTAGATACATTAAAGGGAAGTCATCATTTTAATCAAGGTTCTTTTGATTTTTTCCAAACATCAGTAGATGCAACCGGTGGAAATAGTTATTTAAAAAGTTTTAATGTAGGCAGTACTTTAGAAACCAAAACTTCTGGTGGTGCTGATGGTAGTGGCATAAATGAATATGATTATCCTGGTGGTATTCATATGGACGAAGAATATATTTATATTTGTGATAATGATAATCAGCGTATTATAAAGAAAAAGCTTATAGATTTTAGTTTTGTTGATGAAATTACAAATATTGGTGGCTTAGATTTACTAATGCCTACGGGAATTACGGGTAATGATGTTGATTTGTTTATATCTGATCCTGGTAGACACGAAATAATAGTTATTAGAAAAGGTGATTTTAGCTTTGTACAAAGATATGGGTCTTTAGGCATTACCAACAATAAACTACATACCCCAATGGGAGTTGTCCAAAAAAATAATCGCCTATATATATGTGATACGTTAAATAATAGAATCGTGGTTCGCAATGCTACGACCCTTGCTTATGTAACAAAATATGGAACATTGGGAACTGGTAATGATCAATTACATTCTCCTGTAGATATTGCTATTGATGATTTTGGATATGTTTATATTTCGGATTATGAAAATAGTAGAATGATTAAAAGAAATGCAGTTCCATTAACATACGTTGATCAAATTGTAATAGCTGATTGTTCTGCAGTATGTTATGAAGAAAATTCTAAAAAATTAATTCTTAATAATTGGAAAGATGGAGTTGACGAATATATCGAGGTTTGGAACTTGGATCTTACTGTAAGCAAAGATTTCACTGTTTTTAACGTTGGAGATGTTGCTTGCGGTGGATTAGTTGCAAGTCCAACCTTTTTATCTTTTAATGCTGCTATTGATGCAAATTGGCCTGGTTCGTTTTTGTTTGATGTTAGACCGCTTTTTAATGCTTATACCATAACAAGCACAACGTGCGAACTAAACCAATTAGTATTAAAAGATACTTTATATTTAGCATTAGAAGTCGATGATTCTAGTGGGTTTGATGAAGATGGTGGGTATTTTTGTATTAACTTTGGAAAAACAGAGGTTGAAACTTTAATTCCATATTTAGGAACACCAAACTCAACTACAATATCTATTCATCCTGCTTGGAAGTTTGTGTTTGATCATGCAAGCGGGGGGACAATTAATAAAATAATTAAAGGGAACTATACACCAAATACTGATGGTTCAGATTACGCTGTTTATTTAATTAACCCAAATATTGCTGAAGAGCTTGTTACTAAGCTGGTTGAGTTAATAAAAGCGGCAGGAATAGTTTTAAGATTTGAAATAGATTATACAAAGTATAAATTTGATTATTTGAATAATTTATAATTTAAGATTTTGTGTTTTTTTTATATAATAAAAGGAAGATAAAGGGAGATTAAAATAAAATATGAATAAATGTTTGACTTGTAAAAAAGAAACTAATAATAAAAAATATTGTTCTAAATCTTGTTCAAATATGTCTCGTGGATTTAAGAAGAATGTTTGTATAATTTGTAATAAAAAATCTTCCTTTTTATTCAAAGAAAGTTCTCCAGATAGGTATTTTTGCTCTATTAAATGTACTGAGGAATTTAATAAATTAAATAAAATTGTTGAAATAAAAGGCGGGAGACCAGAAAAAATAAAAAAATGGAAAATTTTTCAAAAAGAATATTGTCCTAAGAATTTTTATATAAGTAGAGAAAAAGAATTAAAGAATTTGGGGGTGTTATAGTGGCAATGCAGCAAAAGGTTAAATTTTATGCTCAAGAGCGGTTAGTTATTCCGGATGTGGATAATCTTCAAGATTTTATAGAAGAAGATTTTCACCTTTATAATATCAAACTGTTTACAGTTGTGAGCAAAGTTTGTACGGGTTTTGAAATTACAGATGATGGCGGATTGGATATTTTACTCGCTGTAGCAGATGCTGTATTGTTTAATACATCTGGAGTCTACAAAGCGTTTTATGTCGGGGACGAAACCCTGGATCCATTAGAGGCTACCTTAGCAGATGATGCAACCAACTATGTACACGTTCAAGTTTCTAGAGGTTCGGGATCTGAAACAACTCGAGCATTTTGGGATCCAACCCTAAGTAATTCAGCTGGTGGTGAATTTATTCAAGATGTTAATACTGCTGAATATTTAGATATTTCTATTTATGTTAGTCAAACCGGCTTTAGTTCAGATACAAATAAAATTCCTATTGGAATAGTTAAAACAGGAACAGCCGCTGTGCCTCCAGTTGCTTCTGGAACCATTGGAAGCATTGAAGATAGTCGAAACATGTTTTTTCGATTAGGAACTGGATATCCATATAATGAAAGTTATTCATATGTATTATCAACACCAACATCGGATAGAGAAGATTGGGATTCGGCAGATAGACAATTACAAACATATAAAGATTGGATGGATTGCGTAATGACGCAAATTAAAGATATTAAAGGAACTGGAACCTGGGTTGAACCAGCACCAGCATCTCTATCTACGTTCAAATATCAATTAACAAATGGTGGAGTTTGGAGCTGGAATATTGCTGTTCCAGATTTATCAGCTGGATTTAGAGATTTTGATATTGTTGATACTGCAAGAATAGTAAGTCCTGCAGAGCTTTTTAAAACTGATGGAACGAATGCTGGAACATTTGATGTTGCAGACGATACAGGATTACCTTTAAATCAAGTTATTACACTTAGAAGTGATAATGCTAATGTTCCAGATTTGCCAGTAGCTATTACAAATAAAACCGGAGTTGCTCCTAATATAACTATTACGGTTCAAACTGCTCATTTGACTTATAATCAAGACGCTTACTATGTAATTTTAAGTACACCATATACCAATACAATACAAACAGCAGAAGAAGCTTTTTTATCTAATGGAACTGCCATTGGAACATTTACAATTAACGATACCACAGGATTGGAACTTGGATTAACTGTAGATATTTCAGATGATGGAACCAACCCCACGATTACCGGAGAAATTACCAGTATTACTGGCGCGGGTTCTCCTTATACAATTGAAGTTGATGCTGGTGCAACAAATTTGTTGGCTTATTTAACAGCAAACGATGCAGAAGTAACTGCTCATACTGCAATTACTCTAGGTGATGGTTGGGTTGCTTATGTCGATTTGGATGTTACACAAAACTGGTCACCTTCTGTTGTTGTTATACATGGAGAAGACTTTGTTAGCGCAACAAACAGAATGCTTATTGCAAGGCGAGTTATTAATGCTGTTTATGTTGGAAATTAAATACTTATGCTTAGGAAAAAACTTAGTCAAGAAGAAAATAGACAAGCAAGAATGATTCGACAAGGAACTTTATTATATGGGAAAACAAATCCTTTTTATGGTAAAAAGAATACTAAAGAAATTTTAGAAATTTGAAAGGAATAAAATTATGATGCGATTGGATCCATCTGAGTCTTCAGAATTAATCACACCTCTTACAGTCGAAACTTTACAATATATGGGTTCTACAGGAGATAGCGATAGCTCTCCTTTTTATACATCAAATAATTATATTGTTAATGGAGACGATTTAACGGCCGCAATTGGGAAACTTGATGCTGCATTAAATGCTCAAATTCCAGTTGGAACCTATATGGCTTTTGATGATTTTAATGGGACTCTTTCTTTTCCAGATTCTAATTATTGGCAAATATGTGATGGATCTGTAATAGTAGATTTAGCTAGCCCCATTAATGGAGAAACAATTAAA